AATTACCTGTTTCAATTTTCGTTGCATCTATAAATGTTATATTGTTTCTTCCAATAGTTAAACTAGATCCAGAAAGATCAAAATCAGTAACATCAATAGATGTTGTTCCTCTAGAAGCATCTACATAAAAGTTGTCGCCTACTCTAAAATCACTTCCTTGGTCTTGACTGACATAATGAATTTTTGCATTATTGCTTTCTAACACTTCGTCAAACTGATTCACTAAACTAACATCATTTGTAACATCTTTCCCTACACCAATGTAAGCAAAGTTGTGTGAAATCAAATACATGATTACATCGGCACCATCTCCGACAGCACCTTGATTACCATACACACTTGCAGATCCTATGGCACGCACTTCTGCGCCAAATGTTTGTCCTGCGCCTGCTAACCCCAAACTTCCTTGTGTTGCATAAATTGATCTGTTTGCAAAATACGTAAAACAATCAATGTACTCTGCTCTTACACCGTTGGTTAATGTTACAGCATCGACACCTGGAACTATAAATGTCACAGCATTAAACAGCATACTTGCGGAGTAACTGCTGGGATCAACTTCTGATCCATCTAGAAATGCACCTCTACCTGCATCACCGGCATCAAATCCTCTTGGATCATCCTCTGTGATTGTTGAACCTTTGGTGATTACTGTTAGGTTTTGTACATACGGACTTTTGCCAACAATATTGGCATTGGGTGCAAATCTAAAAGCATGTCCTGTGTTATTGATTGCATCATAATAAAAATCTTTTATAGTTAAATCACAGACCAATGAACTGTCATTTAACAAAAAAGCGTCTTTGCTTTGAGTAGCCACTGTGGGTCTAATTGTTACCGATCTGATACCTGCACCTTTTATTGAAGTAAATGGAGGCACTTCCAACGGAAATTCTTCTTCATAATCCCCTGCTAGAATATGTATTTGGTGCGGTCCTGCTGTGCTGGCTTCAATTTCTTGAATTGCTCTTTTCACTGTTGCAAATGCAAAGTTTGGGTGATCACCTGGTGAAGAATCCAAACCATTCGCACTCACATACCACTTGTTAACAATACCTAAATTTACCGCTACGCCATTGAAACTTAAATCTCCTTGAATAGCAACATTATTAAGATCATTCATTGCTCCAGTGTACAAATGTCCCCAACGTTGTGTGTCGCTTCCTAAATTGTATGTCAATGTTTGATCTGGTATAAGATCAGTATCTATCTCACCGCCAATTGAAATTGTGTCTTCATTTGGATTATCACCTGATATCAATATGTTTCCATCAAAAGTTATATCACCTGTTGCATGTATATCGCCATAAGATTTTAAATCTGTAGGAATTCTAAAAATACCTGTGCCAGGTCCTGGCTCTATCACAATGTCATCTGATGAACTGATTGTGCTGTTAGTGAAACTTAAACTGTCTGTGCGTAACTCGTTCATTATGATATCACCGGAAATTGGATTACCTACAACGTCTTTTAATCCAACTGTGATGTCTCCTGTGAGTGCCTGAAAGCCTGTGCTCGTCACTTGGAAGTTGCCCAAGTTTGCTGAATTTGTAGCAATGAAACTTTGATTTGTGCGGACTTTTCCGTCCACAGTAATTTCTTGTGAAGGAGCATCGTCACGTATACCAATTTTACCATTGGTGTGTCCAATGTACAATAGATCAGTTTCAAAGGCTAAATCACTGGTTCTTTGTAAATTAGACTTTAGTAACTGTCCTGAAATTCTACCGACTTCGTGCCCTGCAACGTGTGCCATGTGTCTCCTTTTTGTGTATTTATTGAATTACGAGCTGTACTTTATTTGTCAAAGTTGTGTAACACATTGACTGGTTTTCCAGTTGGTACAGGTGTCCCAAACACCACATAAAATGCAGGCACTTGATTGCTTCCCACTGTGATTGTTTGATCATAAGGTAAGCCGCTTATTGAACTGATTCCTGTGACACTAATGTTGTAACCGCCGCCTGCATTAGGATCGTATGTTACGCTTTCTTCCACTGTGATGTAACTGATTTGACTTGGAAAAGCAGGATCATTGTAACTTAAACTTGTTCCCACATCAACAATGGTGTACGTGCCGTTGTTGTTTTGACTGTTGGCTACTGTGATTTGTTGTCCTGGGTGGTACCCTTTTGTCAAAAAATTAACTTGAGCATTGTTTCTGCCTATGATTGCTCCACTACCGTTGTAATTGCTGTGGAATCCAATCTGTGTGCTTTGATAAAAACAAGGTTGTTGTACCACATCATAGTTTGTGTCAGGAATTTGTAATACATTTTCCACCATGACCAATATTTGTTCTGGTGCGGCTGGATAATAAAAGTCTACATCATTTGCATTAAGTGGACCGAACACTGTGTCCAAGTCATCACCATTTCCTAAATTTTGTTTTGTTACTGTTACTGGTTCTCTAAATCTTGCTTGTTTCCAAGCATTACCGCCACCAGGAACTCCTTCGTAATACTCGAAACTTCTTGTGTCGGTGTTGTATCGTATAGAGCCAACAACCGCAGGATTTGGTCTACTTGCAGTGTCTCCTTTAGGAACAAGAATTGATCCTGTACCTGGAATAATTAACTGTTCATATTGATCAAAGACCACCCCTCTTCCGGCGATTAATCTTCTGTTGGTCGATTGTCTTTTAAGATATCTCATTAAACCTCTAGGTAACTAACTGTTGCAATTATTGAAACAGAATTTACAGATGTGTTTTCAACAACAACTGTGTCTCCTTCTTCCAACATTAATTTTTCTGTGTCTAAAATAAAAGTTTCTGCACCTGGTAAAAGTGCATCGTTGATAATCATGTTGGTGTTAGAATTAAATGTGCTTCCACTAGGAACCACAAACACTCTAAATGTTGCATCGTTGGCTCCGCCTTGATCTTCAATTGCTGTGTTACAAATCAGTATATTTGTCACACCATAAGATTTTCCTGCAGGCACTACACCTACTGCGAACACTGAGCTGTTACTACCTTGTGTTATTACTACATTGTTTATTGCCATTTTTACTCCTTAAAACATGTGACTGAAGACCAAAGCACGTTGTTTGCTGATCAACTCGTCTCTTTTGTTGCTTGTATTTACAAAAAATAAGCCAGAGTCTCCTGCTCCTGGATTTTTTGCATACAGTTTAATACCATCCGGGCTGTTAGCCGGATCTTCTAGTGGATCCAGTAAACTTGGTCTGTTTGAAATTATCATGCTGTCTGACACTTTTACGCTACCCGTTCCCGGTGCTGACAGAATTAAATCTTCATTAGATGCTGTTGTGGTAATTTCATTTTCTTCTATTCTGATTTCATTTAAATTTATTGTGGTGCTGTACACATCAAAATAATTTTTGCTTATGAATGCTGTTAGAATACCATCAATTTTTGTGTCTATTCTACTGTCAACTCCTGTCGAAGAGTTATCAAAAACTCTAACTTCTGAATCTCCATCGGTGATTCTTGGAAAAGCCGCACCAACCACAATGGCATTGATTTCGTCATCCACGTATTTTTTATTTGGTATGTCGTCATCATCTGACAGAAATGTTTCATAGTTTGCTTTAGCAACTCTCAACACACCACTTCCGCCTGGCTCAACTACTACATCAGAATCTGAACTTACACTATGTGTTCTAATTCCGATTAACTCGTCGCCTTTATTTTTGAAAATAAATCCACCTGTTGTTAGTCCTGTGGGTGATGTGTATGAAAATGAGTTTGAAAATAAAAATTGTGGCATAGCAAGACCATCAAAAGATCCTAGTCTTCCATTATAAAATTCTATACCTGCACCCGGAGATTGTACACCACCAGGAGTTGTGTCATTGTTGTTTACTCTGATAATTTTGTCTTCTACTGTGAGCTCTGTTGTGTTTAAGGTAGTTGTGTCTCCTTGCACAATCAAGTCACCTGTGATGGTCACAGCACCACTGTTGACTCCTGTATTAAGAGTGATGTTACCACCGTCTTGGACTTTTAAAGTGTAATCACCATCATTAACAATTAAAAATTTGCTCATATCTAAATCTGTTTATGGGGGTGTTGCCACCCCCAATTAATATTAAAGTGCTGTTAACACCATGATGTTCTGTGTAGAATCATCAGTGATTGTCCATTTGTAACGATTGTTAGAAAAATCTCTACAAGTTCTGTTGTAGATTTTTTTAATTCTAATTGCGTCACCGGCTCCAGCCACATAGCCTAACATAGACATTTCGTTGTTGCCTAAATCTGCTAATGCTTTGTTAACTAAAGTACAAATACCTTCGTTTCCATTGCCTGCCGCCGCGTCGTCAACTTTAAATTTATTTGTTGATCTTTGTTTTAAGATTACGCCAGTTGGACTTGCTGTATTGCCACCAACTTTAACGTTAACTGAAAAGTTACCATCAGCGGTACCGTCTACTACTGCGCCGAAGTATCTTTTGTTTACTGGTCTTCCCATTTGTTTTCTCCTATATTCCCGTTCTAAGGGCTACGAGGTTTGTTCCCCATAAGTCCATACATTTAATGTATGATTCTCGTTTGTAGTGTAGATATTTATCCTTTGCTTAAGGATGTTAATAACTCTATTTTTGACACTTTATTCAGTGTTTTAATGGCTTGTTGTAATACTTTAGCGCCTTTGTCTGCATAGTGCTGTTTGCGAGATTGTCTGTGTTTAATCATGATGTTTTGATATTCATCATACATTTTTTCTGCACTTGCTTCAATGCGTTTGATGTCAGCAACAAAAATTCCGTGCTGTTTTTTCCATGTAGGAATTTTGTTTTGTAAATCTTTGAATTGCTGTAGAAGTTCTTCGTGCATACACTATTTACTGACCATTGCTACTAATTTTCTTGCCCCATATGTAACCATAAAGTCACATTTTGCTCGTTTGAACACTTGATAAGTTTCGTACAGATGTTTATCTGTCGGTAATCCAAGGTATTCGTCACTCACTTGATATACTCCAACGGGCTTGTAGGTTGAAGATTTAATTGTGCTGATCAAATCCAAACTGAGCATGCCTGGCTTCAGCATGAGATAATCAGCACCATCTTTTTCATACTGTGTTGCTGTTGCACCTGCACTCCATCTGTCTTCAACATTCATCTGATACAGTCTTTCTGACGAAGGGGTGCTGTCTGCTAAATCTCTAAAACTGCTGTAAAACACTGATCTAAATTTTAGATAAGATAAAATAGGTAGTTGTGTTTCTATTTTAAGATTTTTTACTGTGTGTTCTTGCATATCACTGGGTGCTAAAATGTCTGCACCTGCCTGTTTTAATGTTCTACCTAATCTAACAAAAAGTTCTTGTGTGGTTTGTGGTTCGTCAATGATGCAACAGTGTCCATCTGTGGTTGTTGAACACATGCAAACATCGACTGCTAGATTAATTTTGTTTCCAAATTTAGATTTAATTTTGTTAACCACTTCACCATTGAATTGCCAATCAGGAGTGTTGGTTTTTTTATTGGGTGTCACAAACAGTAGATATTCTGTGACTCCCGAATCGATGTCTTTTTGAATTCTTTCATTGATGTTATTGATTGGATGACTGGCATTCTCAGTTCCCAGTTTACCCGCTACAAATTGATCAGTTTGATTTACAAATATCGGCTGTATAAAGTCCATGTGCTTATTATATATTATTTTTGGTACCTAGTCAAGTCTGATTGTTCAGCCACAAAAAAAGGCGACCGAAGCCGCCTTTTTTGTATTCTTTTCTAGTCTATTAACTGAATGATACAGCCGCTGACATATTAACTTTACCTAAGTAGTCTGCCGCATTTCCTAGTGATGATGCTGTGTTGTTTAACTCAACATAACCATATCTAGTCATGAAACTTACTACTGGTTCAAAAGTTGATGGATCAAGCACTACACCTGAAGACATCAATGGAATGTATGGGCAGTAGAACGCCGCCGCATCTGATTCAGATGCACCTTTGTAACCTACCAACACATCAGTTGTGTCTGAAGCGTATGTATCAACGTACACTTTCATAGCACCGTTTAACGTACCAACCATTTTGTTGTTAGTTGGAGCCGCAAACGCACCTTCAGTTGTTCTTGCAAACGCTGAAGTTGTTGCTGATTGAAGTACAGTCAATGCTAATGGTGATACCACTGCAAAGTTACCTGCGCCTCTTCTTGTACGCTGAGCGATTTTATTCGCTACTCTGTTGATCAATACAGCCATAGCCGCATGCTCGTCACCTACGAATGTCGCAGTTCCTGAAACAGCAGATTGGTCATATGTTTCTTCTGTAGCCGCTAAAGATCTCAATGAACCAAGTACTTCTTGATCGATTTCAGCAGTAATTTCTTGGGCTAATGCCGCCATTACTTCTGCTTCGATGTCAATACCTTGTTGTGCTTGAGCATCTTGAGCTGACTCAAAAGTCCATCTTGCTGATAACTTACGAGTTTTTGCTTCAACTGTTTGTTTCAAGATTTGGATTGATAATCTGTTACCAGCAGATCCTTCAAGTGCCGCTGTTGCGCCACCTTTTGCCGGATCAGCATCGTTTCCAGAATATGCTTCTGCAATCTTGAATGGTGATAGAGCCTCTTCACCAGCGGCAACGTTTGTCGCACCGTTAGTTGTAGAGTCTGCATATCTTACTCTTAGTGTGTGGATTTGTCCAACTGGGCCAGTCATCGGTTGTACACCAACCAATTCGTTAGCAATTACAGTAGGCATAACCCTTCTGATCACTGGTAAAATCACTCTGTTTAAAGTTGCAACGTTACCGGCACTTGTAGCACCTGCAGTTGCTGACTCATTCAAATACGCTCTTGTATTCTCTAAAGTCACTTCCATCACAGACTTCTGATTACCAGAAAGACCTTCTAGTAACGCTGTCTTTGTATCTGACCAGCGAGCTTCTGTTAGTTCTGACATTTTTATATCTCCTTAATGTTTTTATATACCTGCAAGTCTTTTAATATCAACAACATTGTTGTTGAAGTTACTTGCAGATGTACTAACTGTTTCTTGTTTATCGCCTGTTATTTCTGTGCCTTCATTTATCGCCTTTTTCTTCGCTGGAGTATTACCGTTAATTACAGTAGGCATATATTTGTCAAATTGCTTTTGCAATTTTCCAGTGTCCACGCTCTCCAATAGATTTGTCATTATATCTTTTTGTTCAGTATTCAATGGTTTAATTAAATCATTGATAACTTTTTCTCTCTCTGCTGATTCCTTCAAAGTTTCGATTTCAGCCTGTTTGGCTTCAGCGATCTTTTGTGACTCTTCAGCATTCTTCTTCGCATCTTCTGCCTGTTGTTTTGCTATATTCACAACTTTCAAAAGTTTGGCTGTTTCGCTCTTCTCATTCAAGAAACTTTGTGAGTATTCTTGCTGATAAGATTCAAACAGTCTGCGACCAAAGTCGTTCTTGCGAGCCGCTTCAATGTCTTCTTTCAATTGAGAAATTTCTTTTTTCAAAGTTTTCTCAACCAATGAAGTCACTGCATCTGCACTTTTTGTGATGAATTTTGATCTCATCTTTTCAAAATGTGCTTTCGCTTCTCTAATAAGACGTACTTTCGTCTCTGCAACGTCTTGTTTGTCTTCGTTAAACTCTGCTATTTCTTTAGATAGAGCATCAACTACAAATTCTTCAAGTTTGACAAAATTTTCTGCCATAACTTTCTGGTCTGCATGTAACTCGCTGATTTCAGATTTTAATCTCTCGAACACAAAGCCTTTAAACTTATCTGAATCTTCTTTCATCTTCACAGCATACTTGGCTTTTTGCTCAGCCAACTGTTTACGATCTTCAGCAAATTCAGAAATTTCTGCTTGTAACTTTTCATTAACCATAGCATCAATGGCTTCAACCATTTGTGCTTTGTCATGTTCATACTTTTTCGCAAATTCTTCACGAAGTTCTGAAGTTACATTCAGTTTGTTTTCAGCCACTCTGTCGTTCCAAGCGGTCTCAATCTCTGCTCTGATCTCTTCCGAAATTGCATTATTCTCGAAGAGTGATTTCAGTGCATCTAACATTAGTTTTCTCCTACTATTTGAGTCCGTTGATTATGTTGACCAACGCCTCTTTTAGATATTTTTGTGCCTTTGTGTCCCTTGCTATTTCTAACGCCTTATATCCACCTTTAGAATTCATAATTTGTTCGTAGATTGGAGTTGGATAGGCTCCTGGTGCACTTGGTTGTGCCACAACATCCACTGTGATAATTTCAAAATCTGATACTTCACCGGATCCGTCTTCTTTAACGTTACCAGAACCCCTTGATGAAACTCCTAGTTTAACTCCGCTTTCCAGCATTGTTTTAACCAGTTGTCCCATCGGGGTTGGTAATATTTTTAATTTGCCGTATCCGTTTGGACCATCCATCCACATTTCACTAATCATGTGGCTAACTCTGTCCAAGTTTATATTAAGACCTTCCGGATGATCAACTTCGCCTAACACTGAGTATCCACCAGTTATTTGGTCGTTAAGTGTGCTGACAGCCCTACCGATCTCATTAACGGGGTACACTCTTTGGTTAGCGTTTTTCACACCACCTTGAATGCAAATACCCTTCATGTAAAGGGATTTTCCGTTCTTTTCATCTTTGGACTCAACGACTATTTGTGCTTGGTCGAAGGTCAGCGTCTCACGTAATGATAACATCCACTATGTCCTAACTTTATTAACTGCCAATTGTTGACTTCGCAGAAGCATCATCTTCTGGTTTAGTCTTGGCCTTTGGCGCCGCAGACAATTTAGCCTTTGCACCTGGTTTATTAACATTGCCTGCATCTTCTTCTTTAGGTGCAGGTGCTTTTCCGCCAGTTTCTTCGCCACCTTGTGCGATGTTACCGGCTTTGCCGCCCATGTCATTTTTGCCAGCAACTGGAGATTTTGTTGAGTTGTCTGAACCATCAGTGT